GAATTTTTAATTTTACTTTCTTCTGTTTTAGGTACACCTGATAATTTATCAGATATTTTCTTACCTCTTACTTTGTCGTTTCTTAATTTTTCTTTTATCCCTTCAATTTTTTGTTTAGTATCTTCAGTATCCTCTTCCCACCATCTACGATACATACCTTTACTCCAATTTTCAGATTGTGTCTTTGCCGATTTAATTTTACTTTCAGGGTTTTTATGAAAGTTATTATTTGATGTGGAACTATTATGTCCAGAAATAAACTTACTAAAACCTTTATTTATAGTTAAAAATTTTGTTTTTTCACCACAACCACATTCACATTTAGGTTCTACATTATTCAAAACAAAATCAATATATGTCATTTTAGGACTTATGTTATGAAATCTATTAGAATGATTTGAAACACCTAATAAACTATTAAACTCTTTTTTACATATCTTACAAATAAAAATTTCCATATATCTACCTTTTTAGATAAATATATGGAAATAATAGTAAAATGTAAACCCGATAGATATATTTTTGTAAAAAACTAGTAGACAAGTATACATCTATCCGGGCGTAAACCTACTTGAATAGTTGCAATTTCATCTCTTGAGTAATCTAAAGCTTGACCATCAAATCCTGTCATGAATGTACCTTGAAGTATCCATTTTTGAACAACAACACCTGTTGGATCTAACATTTCAAGTTCAATGTCTTTTTTATAACCAGCAGCATATCCCATACGTCCTGTTACTGATTCCGCATGTAAACGAAACCATTCCATTAATGCTTGAGATGCAGATGGTCCAATTGGGTCTTTAAATGTAACTTGCATTTCTTCCCATTCAAATCTACCAGCAACATATGTTGAAGTATTTAAAAATGGAATTGCTACTGAATTTATTTTTGCTTTAGGTCTTGATGTTGAAGTAACAAACCATTCATTAATCCCTAATGAAGTTGGGAATCTCAATATAAATCTGTTTACTCTTAACGGTTCATATGGAACCGGCATTTTCATTAATAAATCTGCCATTTTTTTTATTTTTTTGTTTTAGTTTATTTTATTCTTTTATTATAAATATGTGATTTTTGAAAATATTTTATTTATTTTATTTAATACTTTTTTATTTGAATTTTTTTATTTATATTTGTTAGGTACCCAGTATATCTAGTTCTAGTATATCTAGTTCTAGTATATCTAGTTCTAGTATATCTAGTTCTAGTATTTTATAATGGTCCAGTATAAATTAATTTTATAAAAAAAAGTAAAAAAAAAGACCTTGAAATAAATCAAGGTCTTTTTTAAATGAGTCACCTATTGGTGTTATAATAAATTTAGTTCAAATTTCATTGATCCACAATCCCAAATTCTATCATAATTTTTTAATTTCATAATTTCCCATTCTGTTTGAATTTTATTAAATCCTTCTTTTAATAAAATATCTTTTCTAAAATTAAAACGATGGTATCTATTTAAATAATTTTCTCTATTTAAATACCAATAATTTGGTGGTGTTGTACCTATAAATTTAAAACCATATTTTTTGTATATTGTACTTTCAGGATTTAAACCTGACCATCTAATATCTGCGTATGTAATAATTTTATTTGGTGAAAAATTGTTAATAAAATAATTCAATAATTTTGAAAATGATCCAATTACATTTGAATCAATTATATTACAAAATCGTATTAATTCAAATTCATTTATTGCGGATTTATTACCTAATACTTTTCTTTTATTTGAAAATGTCATAATAGAAACCAATGTGTTTTCATAAAATAAACCTAATCTAATTTTATCGACACAATTACCTTGTATGTGATTTTTATCTAAAAAATTAGATGCTGTTTTTTTATCGATTTCTTTAACAATACATTTCCTACCATATATTTTATTTTCAGAAATTCCCAATATATTTTTAATTCTAGATTTAACTATCGGAAATTTTAACATTATTTCATCTTCATATATATGTATTAATTTGATATTATTATCATAACATATTTTACTTTTATTAATATGATAATTTTTGTCTTTTTCTCCACTTATTTCTGAATGATAATAATTACCATTTATTTCTAACCCAATATTTTTTTCTTTAATTAAAATATCAATTTCTTTACCATTTAAAATTTTTCTATTACCATCTACATGTGTTATTTGGTTTTCATTTAATAAATCTTTAATAAAGACTTCTATAGATGAATTTTTAATTATTGGATAACATTTTCTACAAATAGGTATTTTACCAGAACCTAATAATGTACTTGAAAATATATTATCACATTTTAAACATTTAAAATTATATGTTCTACTTGTATTTTTATCTTTATTATTTATGTAATCATCAATTAATTCTATATTATTTGTTTTTAATTCCTGTATTAATTTTGGTAAATGATTTTCACGAAAGGTATTTTTTAATTTATCAACAAATTCTTTTTTTTCCATTGGGTGATAAACACCATGTTTTTCAAACATTAAATTTTTAACATTAAGTTTGAAATCATTAGTTTTAAAATGACAATCAACACCATATTTATTAATCATCGATTCTTTTGATTTTTTTATTCTGTCATTTTTATTATCCTCAGTAATATTCCATTCTTTTCTACATTTTTCAGAACATAATTTTCTTTCATATTTTTTTCTCTCCAAAAATTCATCTCCACATTGAACACAAATTCTCTTCTCCCTTACTGATTCATTTTTCTTATTACCCAGTAACTTATTTTCATTTGCATACTCAAAATAACATTTTCTATTACAAAAACTTTTATCTCTAAATTTAAAATCAGTCATAAATGACTCATTACAATTTTTACATTTTAATTCTATTTTCATGGTAAAATATATTTAATGGTAACGTTAACCTATATACATAAATATAGTAAAAAGTATTAAAATAAAAAAACCTTTTAAGAATTTCTTAAAAGGTTTTTTAAAATTATTATGTTTAAATTTTACACGTTTTCAAATGAAGCACCTGTTGGAGTTATGATAAATTCTACATCAATAAATTCCAAACTACGTGTTGGTTTGATGTATATTTTACCTCTCAATGTATTTGCATCAATATCAGCAGGGTCATTAGAAACAGTTACACGGAAATCAGTTAAACCTCTTTCTTTTTTAATTGCTTCAAGAATTGGATTAACTAATCTCAAGAATTCTTGTCTAATTTGGTCATCATTTTGTTCAAATAATAATCTTACACAAACAGCTGAGATTAACTTTCTTGCTCTTAATAATAATCTTCTTACGTTAATTCTATCAAGTGCTGATTCTCTAACTTGAAGTGTTTTATTACCCCAAATAATTGTACCAGTATCGGAGAATGTTGCAATTGGGTTAATTCTATTTTTATACAAATTATCTCTTTCATCAGATGTTAATTTCTTAACTGCTTTAATTGATTTAACAAGTCCTCTTGAGTAACCAGCGGATGCGTACCAAGGATAAGCAATGTTATCAGTTAATGCAATGTTTCTTAATACCTCACCTGTTGGTGGGATATATATTTGAGTTGCATTATCAACATCTTTAATTTGAATCCAAGGCCAGTATGTTGCTGAGTAATTACTATCATATTCTTGATCCATGATATCACCAATTACACCGTCCGCAGTACTTTCATTAGGTGATGATATAACATATAATGAATCAGCTCTATCTACTTCAATCATTTCAATCGCTTGATTTGTTAAAGAACTATGATTATAGAAGTTAATACCAGGTGTTGCAAATACGTTAATATCAATTGATTCTGGATTTGCAAAAGTTTTTATACCATCATAATATGCATAATAATCAGAATTACCTTTTGTTACGTTAAACACACCACCGCTATTTATGTTACTATTAGTATATGTTGATTTACCAAAAATATAACCATCATCATATGTTCTTGTACTTCTATATATATCCCAACCATCAAAACCACCACACACTGCAAATGTGAATTTACGATTTGCTAATTTTGTTAACATATTAACACCTGTTGATCCTGATGTTTGACCTTCTAAATCATAAGGGGTTGTTTTATATGTTGTTCCTGTTGTTCCTGTTGCACCATATATTGCAGTTAAACCTGACGCATTTACAGATAAATGAAAACCAAATGTTTGTCCTGCAGCATGTGACCCTTTATATTTAAATAAATCAGCATCATATGAAAAACCATCAGATGAAGATAAACCTAATGTTACATTTCTAATTTTATCTCCAGATGATATATTTGGAGTACCGTCTGCGGTATAATAAATTGTATCACCCGGATTAAAATATTTTGTTTTATATATGGTTTCACCAAGATATGATGTACCAAATATTGTATTTTTAACAAATCCTCTGAAACCAGCTGGAATTGAATCAACAGGTGCGTTAGGTTCTAAATTTAACATTATATATTTTGACAATAATGGATATTGACCATCTGATGTACCAACTTTTATACCTATATACCCCGGAGCGTCAGGATTCATTGAACATCTTGAGAATTTTTCAAGTACAACTTGATTTGAATCAGTATCATAAAAATCTCTAACAATTAAATCAAATTCACCATTATCTGTATTGATATTTTGGATCGTAATTTTAACTTGTTCATTTGCATCATTACCATCTGATATTGTTATTACATTGAATAAATCTAATACTTTACCACCTCTTACCTCAGAAACAACCATTGGTGATGCTGGGGTATCAAACGCCTTATAACCACCATTACTTGGTAAAAAACCATCTTGCTCATCGTTTGTTACGATTGTTAAACTTAAACCTCTAATATAACCTTGTTGATAAGCATTCTTCAATAAATTTGGATAATATTCATGAACATATAATGGATGATCATAATAATCCCTATCAAATACTTCTGTACCTAATACTTTTGTTAAAGATTTAGACGAAGTATTATCTATGTTACATGTAAATGATTTATTTCCACCAGTTGAACCCGTAACACTAATAGTGAAATCTTGATATGGGTTAACTGTTATATCATTAACTGATGATAAACTAACACTTGTTAATCCAGTAACTTCTAATTTTAATTTATTTGTCACATAATGACCTCTTGATCTTAAACAAGCAATAATTATGTTGTCATAATCAGTATTAAGCGATGCTGAATATATAAATCTTGTCACATCAAATCTTGATGTACCTGAATTATATTGAAATAAATATGAATATACCCCATCTATTGTTGAGTCAGTCGAACCTGTTTTATGGAAGAATACATTATACCATTCTTTATTGTTTTTGTTATTCAAATTATAATCATCAGTAAATGGTGATTTAACCTCAGTTCCATTATTAGGAATATTCGCTGACGGAATAAGTCCTATTGTGAACCAGTCATTATGATTTGTTGATGTATTTCCACTATATTTACTAACAATATAATTTGTAACTGATAAACCATTTCCTATATTTGTTTTACCTGATAATTCATTATAAATTGTTGATGCGGTAATCGTAGTACTAGTACCTGACATTGTAAGTCCATTAGTATAACCACTATATGTACCAAGATTAATACCACCTAGTGATTTAATACCATAAGAAAGACCTGGTTTATACCCTGTATACCCAAGAATTCTTGTAACGAATAATTGATTCGCTTCTGTTAGATAAGATTTGGCGAAGTAAGGTAATTCATATTTTGGATTTCCAACACCATCTTTTTCTGGTGAAGAACTTCCAAAATATGTTCTAAATTCATCCCAAGATGAAATTAAGATAGGTTCAAATGCAGGACCTTTTAAAGTTTCACCCACTAAACCTAGTGTTGTGACACCAACACTTTGTGCCACAAATGTTAAATCGAGCTCTGATGTGTACACACCCGGAGAAACGAATACTCTGTTTGAATTTGCCATTGATTTTTTTGTTTGTTTAAAATTTTTATTTCTTATTTAATAAATATCTTTATTTTTATCAAAGATTTTACTATATTCCAAAAATAAGATAATAAACTATCTTATTTTATCTTTTAATATATTTTATATGGAAAACAAACAAAAAAACGTTAAGATAAGTGAAAAACATCATACAATGTTAAAAAGTCATTGTGAAAAAAATGGTTTAAAAATCCATAAAATCATTGAAAAATGGATAGAACAACATTGTAAACCAATAAAAAAAGATTTATATGGTGATGATTAATATAAATAACCCACCCCAATAACTGATCCAATAATAGGTGGTTGTGATAATTCTATAACACCTAAAACAGAAATATTATAATCAATTGATTTCACTTCAATTAAACCATTAATTTCTAAAAAAATAACACTAACAATTGGGTTAGTTGTATTAAATGTTAATGTAGAACCATTATAAGTAAAATACTCTAAATTATAATTTAAGATCACTCCATTAGTATTTGTCATTGATGGATTTCTACCTTTATAATATGTTATTACAATAGTACTATTTGATGGTGGTGGTTCTGAGAATGATATTCTTGAAGAATTAGATATGTGAAAATAATCCACACCATCCCTTTGAGTTAACCCATTTATTGTAACATTAAACAAAACACCAATAGGTTCACCAACAGTGAATATTATTTGAGTACCATTTCCTTTAAAAGAAACGATTGTAATATCTATAACCGATTGTTTTATAATTTTACTTGGTCTATTTTCAGTAACTATTTCATCCATTAGTATTGCTCTACTAATTGCCGGTTTAACTTCAAATTCTTCACTATCAATTAAAAACCCTAACATTGTAAATTGATATGTTTGGACATAAAATCTACGACCATCTAAAGTCTGCATTGGTGTATTATCTTCAATTTTATCAAGAACAATTGGAATGTAATGTCCTTTTACAATTGTATAGTCTTGTCTTGATGCAAAATGTTGTAAAACTATTTTATTAAATTTATTAACATCTCTAAATTTATTACAAATAATTGTAACATCATATGTAATGTCAACAGGTATAGGTTGTGGTATTTTATAAACATCCGCACCCTTCTCGTTACCATTCCAAGTTTGTACAATAGAATAATAAAATTGATGCCTATCAGGTATTGTTCTTTGAACAGATGGATTTGTACCAAATTGTACATCTGGTTTTCTAATAATTGACACAAATGGTAATTGAACAATACCATCCTCATCTGAAAATTCCCAATTATTTGTAAACTCTGCCCATCTTTGTATTGTTAATATTTTTTCTATAATAGGTATTTGTTTACCATCAGATGTCACTTTAAAGTTTTTAATAACATAATCTAATAAACCTCTATCTAAATCATCGTGCAATATACTATCAGGTAGATATGGATCATTTTTTGTGATATTATCTAATAATTCTTGTCTTCTGTCCGTTAAAATTTTTTCAGAATATATTTTAATATTCGTTTTTCTTTTTGGTGTTCCCATATTATACTCCTCTAAATTCTCCGTCTTGTACAGGTGAACAAGTTATAGTCCTATAAAAAGGTTTATAACCGAACATCGTATGTTTATTATCTGATGTAACTTTACCATCGTCTATAACACTATAAAATCTTGTTTTAGTTTCAGATTCAGAATAACCTATATAATCACCATATTTTATATCAATTTTTAATTCATTTAAATGTTTAATATAAATAGATATGGTCATATTTCCAGGTTCGTTATATCTTACCAAACCATCTTTATATGAACTATTCTTTGGTTCAATAATTTTAACCAATCCATTAAATTCTACTGGAGGTTGATATTTTATTTCATCCATACCCACTTCACCATAAACATTATCAATATCTGTTTTTTGTCTATCAACCCTATATAAAACAAGTTTCATATTCAAATCACCATGAAGATATTCTTCTCCCATTGAAATATTTAGTTGAAAATCATCTTCAGAAATGAATTTCCCCAAACGAGTTATCGGTAATTTATTATCCATATACTTATAAATACTTTAAAATGTCATTCCATTTTATTATATTTTATTATGAATAATAAAATTCCTGAAATTAGGGCAAGAGAAATATTATTAGAATATAGTGGAGCAAATAACCATCTATTAGAATTGAAGAACAAGTTCACGTCCGTTAAGAACTTTAAATTGTCACGCCCACAATCTGATTATGTTTTAAACTACCATAATGTTGAACCAAAAGTGGCAAAAAAACACATAAAAATTGTTGATTCTTTTGCTGAAAAAATAATGGATGAACGTTTATTATTAGATAAATTGGAACATATTTGGTGTGAAAAATTATTATGTGAAAGCGATAAGGCATATCATATATGGGGAAAATATCTTGAACATGAAGTTAACCACGCATTTTGGTTACCTAAAGCAGCAATCGTACAACCTGAAAAAAAATTAAATAGAATTATTGATTATTCAAGATTTAATAAAAGACCACCATTAGAACATCAAAAAGTTGCAATTGAGAAATTACTAGCAAACGATAAATTCATATTGGCGGATGATATGGGTTTGGGGAAATTTTTAGACAATAATACATTGATTTACAATGAGTTAGGTGTAAAAAAAATGGGTGAAATTGTTATTGGCGATAAGGTAATTGGTTCAAATGGTAAACCGTGTAATGTAATTGGTGTATTTCCTCAAGGTAAAAAAGAAACATATAAAATAACTTTTAATGATGGATACACAATTTTAAGTGGGGATGAACATTTATGGTCAGTTTCATCACCAAATTATGGTAAAAATAGAAAAAATGATAGATTGAAAAAATCTTTAGTGTTATCAACTAAACAAATGTTTGAAGGTGGGGAAATATTAATAAAAGGTAGTGGTTATAATGAAGATAGAGATTACAAAATTAATACATATTATAAATCCCCAAATGGAAATAATAAGTGGCAAATACCAATTGTTAAACCGATAGAATTTAATAATAAAAATATTTTACCGATTGATCCTTATTTATTAGGACTTGGATTGGGTGATGGGTCATTTAAAAATAAAAATATAAAATTTTCTGTTCATAAAGATGATTATGATTCTTTATTTAGTTTATTTAAATTAAAAGAAAACAAACCACAAGATAACAAAAGAAATGGTTATATAAATGTTGGAAATTCATTATTCGATCTACATTTGGAACATACTCGATCACATAATAAATTTATACCTGATATATACAAATATACAACAATTGAAAATAGACTATCAATATTACAAGGATTGATGGATACTGATGGACATTGTATGAAATCAAAAAATGGTAATTTTAATGGAACTGAATTTTCTACTGTGTCTGAACAACTATGTGATGATGTTGCTGAAATTGTTCATACTTTAGGTGGTATTTGTAGAAAAAGGTCAAGAAGAAGTTTTTATAAAAAAAATGGAATTAGAGTTGAATGTAAAATATCATATAGATTAAATATAAAATTACCTCCAGGTATGAACCCATTTCGTTTAAAACGAAAATCAGATTTATATAACGAACCTAAAAAATATCCAACGGGTAGATATATCACTAATATTGAAAAATATGGTGAAAGTGAGTGTACATGTATTTCAGTAGATTCTCCAGATAAATTATATGTTGCAGAACATGCGATTGTTACACATAATACAACTTCTGCTACGATCGCATCTTTAGAAAGTGGTGCTAAAAAAATATTGATTGTTTGTCCGGCATCTTTAAAGATTAACTGGCAAAGAGAGATTTCGATTTATTCAGATGAACGTGTTTTAATTGTTGAAGGTGGAAAATGGGGTTGAACATTTAAATTTTATATTATTAATTATGATATAATCAAAAACTACCACGCAATAGATAATGAAAATCCTGAATTAAATTTAATTGAAAATGAAAAATTTGATTTGGCTATTGTGGATGAAGCACATATGATTTCAAATACCACCGCAAATAGAACTAAACTATTAAATGACATTTTAGATAAAATTCCAAAAGTGTGGTTATTAACAGGTACACCAATGACATCAAGACCAATTAATTATTTTAATCTTTTGAGCATCGTTGATTCACCTTTAACCCTTAATTGGCAAAGTTATGTCAAAAGATATTGTAAAGGATTTCAGTTTACTGTAAATGGTAAAAAAATATGGAACACTAGTGGTGCTAGTCACTTAGATGAACTAAGAGAACGTACAAAAAACCTTGTTTTAAGAAGAATGAAGACAGATATATTGGATTTACCTGAGAAGATTATATCTCCAGTTTTTTTGGAGTTAAAAAGTACCTATTATGAGGAAGAATTAGAAAACTTCATGAGAATATCTAACGAAAAAAAGGA